CAATACAGGGCAACCGGGTATGACCTGGACCCGAACACCAGACTTAGAGACCTGAGGTAGACATGGCTGAGGGAGTAGTAGACGAGAGACTGATGGGGCGCCTTGCCGCTCAACTCCGAGAACGTGACGAGAGAGAGGAGCTGCGACGGTTAGCTGCCGCAGAGGCCGCTGTGCCTCCCTACACAGAGCGCATCCCGCAGGGGCCTGTTCCAGAGGAGTACACCCCCGTTCCAGGCCCAGCATCTCTTGGCCCAGGTGGGATGGGTCCGAGGGTTCAGATAGACCCGCGTTTTGGTGAATTCCCATTAATTGGGAGTAGCCAAGACATCGCTATGACGCTCCCCCGTGGCAATCCAAGGCGCGAGGAGCACTACGTCCGTAAGGGCTACGCGAACCCGGCATCCGTTGACGCCTACTACCCGGCTGTTCAGGATGCCTACTTACGGTATCTCGGGGCGAGGGCGGGCGATGTCGCTCAACGCCGTACGCCTCAGAGTCAGCAGGCACGGGACCGCCTTCATGACGAATATTTGGATGCGCGGAGCCAGGCTTGGGACTATGCCGACCCTGGCGCAACGGCCTTTGGCGAGAGAGAGCGCCTCCTTGAAGAGGCCCGCGCTCGGGAAGCCGCAAAGCAGATGGCTCTCGAGCGGATGTTTGGAACTCCGCAAGATCGAGCTGAAGGCATCATCTCTCTAGAGGCCCTGAGGCGTCTTAGGTAGGCGCCCCCTGCGTGCCTAGGGGTTTGTGATTGGGCAACTGCAGGGTTGAGAACGGTAAGTACGCGGTACTCATCAAGGGTCAACAGGTTAGGGTGTCCGAGGAGACCCACAACCTAAGTAACTGCAACCATTGGACTGCTGTATGGGCTTCAGGGGGAGTCGGTGGAGGTGGTTATCAACACCGCGAAATGCTCAGGAGATGGGTATGCGGACATTCAGGTTTCTTCTAGAGGCGGCTTGTCGACCCAGGGCCCCTAGAAGCAAAGGAAGGAGAGAAACTCCCAGGGGCCCATCGGGCTTACGCCGGCATAAGCCGCGTCTGAAACTAGCATACCTAGCCAAACCAACTTAGTTGGTTGTACTCTTGTCTGACTAATGTCACAGTCCGGTTCGGACAGGAGGATTCATGAGTCTCGACCCCAGCAGTATGACCGTAAAGGAAGCCAAGGCAGCGCTAGATGGCCTGTCTGACGACGAGCTCTCCGAGGCGTACGAAGCAGAACTTGAAGGCAAGGGAAGGCGCTCCCTTCTCGACGAAATCAAAGCCAGGAGAGACGACCTCCGAGAGGTGGCTCCGGCTCCCGCCCCTGCTCCGAAGAAGGCAAAGGCAGCGGCGAGGAGTGCGTCGAAGGTTGAGGTTGTCACCCGCCCAGCCCGCCCGGGTGCGGCGGCAGCTTCTTACGTCAAGATTGTTGTTGAGTAGGAGGACTCGTGACCGAACCAAGCAGCCAAGAGGCCAACCGAAGAGAGTTCATCACTGGGCGGACGCTGACCCTATCTCAGCTCGATGCCTGCCTATTGAACGGCGAAGTTCAGACTCGGTTTACCCGCTACTCGACTATCGGAAGGAACCGCCAAGAGGGTTCGATGTCCGAGCCCGAGGCCCTCGAGGAGGCGTTGATGGATGTCTTTGTTGGGGCAAAGAATCGTGGGCATCGACTCTATCGAAACTACGCAACTATAGAGCACGTCAAGCGTCTAAAGCTCGTGATGAAGAACGCCCATGAGGGAATGAAGGTCATGGAGTACCTTCCTGACATGGTGGACCTCCGAGCTCGCCTTCGCTCAACGAGCGATATGGGGGTTCTGACGACTATGTTGGCGGCAGAGCAGGCCGGACGGAACGACGAGGGCGAAGCGCGCGAGTCTGCCATCAAGGCCATCCTTGCCCGCATCCAGGCTATCCAAGTCAATGAAGAGACGGTGTCCTCTCACGAGGGTCCGTCTGAGGAAGAACTGGCTACTGCCTCGAGCAAGGATTAATGCCAAGAAAGGCAATGTCCCAGAAGCGCTCTCGCGAGATTGCGGAGCGCCTGACGGAGACAGAGTGGCATAAGGACTTTGCCGCCTTCTCCTCTGCCTACATCAAGGTTCTTAATCGACCAGAGACAAGCATGCACGGCAGGGTCGGGCAGACGGTTGCCTTTGAGCTGAATCCAATCCAGCTGGACTTCTATAAGCGAATCATGCGGGCCAGGGAAGAAGGTCGACCTGGCAGATTCATTGTCCTCAAAGCTAGACGCATGGGCCTAAGCACGGTCACCCAGGCGTTTATGTTTCACCAATGCCTTACAAACCATAATCGCCGCGCATTCGTCACCGCAGTTGATCGAATAACAACGAACAACATCTTTTTGATGGCTAAGAAGATGTACGACAATCTGCCGACAAAGGGGCAGGGAAAGTTGTCGAAGAAGAAGAAGAAGGTCAAAGACATTGAAGATGTCGATGCGGTCTTAGCGGAGAAGAAGGCTGAGTTAGACCTGAAGCCTGAGCTCAGGAGAAACAACGACAACGAGCTGTGGATGACCCACCCGCTGGACGAGACGGCTGGGCTGAACTCTCGGTTTGAGGTGTCTGTTGCGGACAACGTCCACAGCACCCGTGGGTTTGAGATCCACTACTTCCACGGCAGCGAGATTGCCTTTTGGAACGACCCAGAGACCTTCATGCTGGGCTTGATGCAGACCCTCTCTGACGACCCAGAGACGATGGTGGTGCTCGAGTCTACGGCGAACGGAACTGGCGGCTACTTCTACAAAGAGTTTTGGAAGGCCTGGAACGGAACGGACGCAAAGGGCAACCCCATCGACAGCGAGTGGGAGGCAGTCTTCTATCCGTGGCATGCAATGCCGAACTACAAGAGGGCGCTGCCTGCTGGCGTTCCCCTCGAAGATCTTGTTTCTCGCTTTGACGACGCCCTTGTCGAGATGGTTCAGGAGTACCAGCTCTCTCCAGAGCAGGCGTATTGGGCCCACAGGACTTGGTCGGATAAGTGCCAGAACGACTGGGACTTGTTCAAGCAGGAGTACCCGGGCAAGCCAGAAGAGGCGTTCGCCTTCTCCGCAAGTCGGGTGTTTGCAGAGCCAGACCTCGCGTTTGTCGAGTCGAGCTCTGTCTGTAGACCGGTGTTCGTGGGCGACATAGTCGACGACTCAGAGGTCAAGGCTCCTGACTCAAGGATCAATCTCGCTGGGTACATGCTTCCCAGGCTCTCTCCAAGCTCCGTTGCCGGTACGGAGGACTTCTGGGTTTGGGAGAACCCCAAGGAGGACGTTGAGTACGTCGTTGCGGTCGACCCGGCATCTGGGAAATCCACCGGGGACTACACAGCAATTCAGGTTGTTCGCGTCGTAGATAGGGTTCAGGTTGCGGAGTATCGAGGTCGAATCGACGCAATGCTGACATCATCTAAGGCGGTCCTGATCGCCTTGATGTACAACAACGCTCTGCTGTCGTGGGAGATCAATGGCGTTGGCCATGCGGTCTCTTTGGGGATTCGACAGACGGAGTATTGGAATTTGTACCAACGGGAGCAGGTTGAGTCGCTAACCTTTGATTCAAAGTTTGGCTGGTCTACTACTGTCGCAACGAAGCCCATCATGGTGCATGTGGGGATTGACATCATCACTTCTCGAATGCCGGTGATTCGCAGCTCGCGCCTCGTCAAGGAGATGAGGATGTTCATGGAGCTCACAAAGAAGGCGACAAGTTCCTTGGCTCTTGTCTCTGGGGATGAGAACTATAAGAGGGTCAAGGTTGGGGCGCCTCCTGGCGAACATGACGACTTGGTCATGTCCTGGCTTCAGGTGCAGTGTGTTTGTGATATTGAGAACAGGTCTTCGCTGAGCGAGGTCTCGAGCGATGGAGTTGTCATCCAGAGCAACAGTTGGGACGACAGCGATCTTATGAAACAGCCCTCAAAGCCCAGCGTCGGGTCTAGGTGGATCTAATGGCGAAGTTCGATCCCACAAAGCTGTCCATCAAGAAGGAGGATGCGTCAGAGCTGATGGAGCGGGTTCTGATTGCAGAATCCATCATCAGGAAGGCCCACTTCGACGACTGGCGAGACCTCATGGACTCCTACCGGATGGGGGTCGAGATGGACAACGGCCAGCGAGGCCTTGCCATGGTCTCTGCTGCAGTCGACTCCGTAAAGCCCCACATCTTCCACAACGACCCATCCATCTTCGCAAGACCGCGCACAGTTGCGGCAGACGACGATGCGGAGAGGAAGGCGAAGGTTGCTCAGGCAGCTTTGATGTACGAGTGGGAAGAGGGCGGATTTAACAATGAATGCAAGAAGGTCTTAGACGATGCCCTCATCCTCTCTGCCGGCGTTGCCAGGGTCACGTATCAGCCGGCTGGCGTGTTCGTTCCAGTAGAGAACTACGACCTGGACTTAGACGAAGATGAGCCGCTTGAGGACACCGAGGCAGCTGCCACCATCCGAGACCAGCTCGAGGCTCTGGGCTTGCCGTCTGACCGTCCAGCAGCTCATGCGACCATCCTTCGTGTTAGCCCGTTCAACTTCATCTTCCCTCCTGGATATGACGAAATCTCTCGAATGCCGTGGGTCGCCATCCGGCATCTGATTCATATCGACGAGGTCAAGAACGACAAGCGGTTCGGCAATACCTCGAAGCTTGTTCCCGACAAGGTCAAGTCGCTCGATGAGCTGAACGAGGGCGGAACTGGAAACGTCTGGCGAAGGGAAGAGGCCGAACACATCGAGGTCTACGAGATTTGGTACCACTCATGGGCCAACCGCATCGTTCGAGAGGGTGGAAAGCGCCGTCGTCGAAAGGTCAAGGAGATGCGTATCCTCTGGGTCTGCCCGCAGACTGGGAAGGCTGGCGTTTCACCGACGGTCCTCAAGCACGCCATGTCACCTCTCGACATGGAGGGCTACCCCTTTGTGGACTTGCGATTCGAGAAGGTGAATGACCAGTTCTACGGCATCTCCCTCGCTCATAAGATCAACCCCATTGCCCGAGACATTCAGCGGCTGATTACCAGCGCTGTTTCTGGCCTTGAGGCGAGCATGGCGCTCAAGACTGTCTACAAGGACGGAATTTTTGACAAGAGTGCTAAGTCGGCACTTGCGTCCCCGTTCCCCCAGATGGTTGCGGCCAAGAGTAAGAATGTTCAGGGCGATGTGAAGAACCTGGTTATCCCCGCCTTTCCACAGGAAACCATCTCGACTTTGAACATCCTTCGGGGGCTCATGAACGAGGTCGGTGCTGGAGACGAGGCGCTTCGTGGCGGTCG